ATGGAAAATTTAGACAAAATACCGCCTATCGGCTGGGGTGTAATAGCCTTGATAGCCATTCTGATATTTATTGCTTTAATAGTCGTAATCCGCAAGGGGGCGGTTTTAGGCTGGGGTGATAAAAAAATCGCACTAGGCAAAGTTGATAAAAAACTCGACAGCTTCAAGGCTGAAATCGACGAGCAAAACAAAAAGCGTATGGAAGATGAAGAGCTGCGAAAGACTCTTTTTAGACGCTCCGGCGAAATTGACGAAAAGCTAAAAGCCGATGAAAGACGGGTAATCCGCCGCCTTTATGAGCCCATAAAAAACTTATTTAAGGCTAACATTAAATGCGAGCTACCCGCTCTTACCGCCGCCGAAATCATCAAAGATGAATTGCTGGAGCGTGTCGATTACAACAACCTAAAAGAAAAACTAACAAGTAAAGAACGGCACGGCTATATTCAAGACATTCTCTATAACATTGAAATCGACTATAAGGCTTTCCTTTTAAAGATACCCCGCCTGCCTTGCGGGACTGAAAATTACCCAGCATGGCGGGAGATAAGACCGGAGCTTGAAAAGCTGGTAAACTCTTGGGCGGACTCGATGATAGAGGTGATGAGTACAAGAATTAGAGAAAAAATCGAAATGTACGAAAGCGAAAAAGAAAAATTTATTTTGCCGGAATATAAAATACTTTGTATCGATTTTCCAATTAAGAAAAATGAAAAGTATTTGAAAAACTTGCATTAAGGGAGGATGAAAAAGATGACCTTAGATGAATTCGTAAAAAAACACAACGGCGAAAAAGTGGATTTTGACAAAAAACATGGCTATCAATGCGTCGACCTTTTTCGACAGTATTGTTCTGATGTTTTAAACATTCCGCAACCTTCAGGGGTTCTGGGGGCGAGGGAGTTTTACACAGAGTATGAAAAAAGACCGGTTGAGGTTAAATACTTACGAAAGCTGCCTTATCCAGAGAACAAGCCAATTGCCGGTGATGTTGTCGTTTTTGATAAAATGAGAGGCAATCCGTTTGGGCATGTTGCTATTGTTGTTGCAGCAGATGAAAACTATATCAAAGTTTTAGAACAAGACGGCTACGCTCAAACAGGCACTAAGTTTGCTTATTGGAAGTATAAGAATGTCTTAGGGTTTTTAAGAAAAAGAGAGGGGGTGTAAATGAATGAAAAGAGCTTTTTTTGTTTTTTTATTTGCATTTTGCTTTTTAGCTTTTCCTCTTGCTGCACAAGAAGCGGAATACACAATTACGGAAACGGAGCTTACGAGGTTAGAGAGAATATCGGAAAACTGGGAGACGAACAGACGCAATCAGCAGTTACAAGTACAGAGCTTAAAGGCGAGATTGACCGAAGCCTTGACGAAGTCGGAAGCCTTGAAAAATCAATTACAGACGGAGCGAGAGACCTTGAAGAATTTAAGACAATCTTACAACGAGTACGAAAACGGGGTAAGCGTGGAGCTGGAAGCGAAGGCAATACAGATTGAGAAATTAAAAAAACAAGGGTACAGATTAAAACTAGCTCTTGTAATTTTGTCTTGTGTTTTAGGCCTTTTGATTTTAGGCGGTACTGTGTTTTTGATTTTGAAAATGAAATTAAAACTTTTATAACGGGGCAATATGGCAAACGACGGAGAAGTCCGAATAGGGACGCAATTAGACACAGCAGGGCTGGACAAAGGTTTAAAAGAAGTTAAATCCAAAGTAAACAACACCGCAAAGGATATGGGCAAAGGCACAAAGGCAACTAACGCCCTTAAAACCGCATTTAATGAAACAGGCGGGGCTGCCAGCGGCTTTGCTTCCAAAATGGGAAGTTTAGCAAATTCAGCGGGACCGGTTGCTGCGGGGCTTACGGCTGCGGTTATGGCAGCTAAAAAGTTTATAGAAACCTTAAAGGCCGCAAACGAGGCGTTCAAGGTTCAAGAGAAAGCGGAGAAAGCTCTACAAAAGGCCGCCGAGAATAACCCTTACTTACAAAAAGAAAGCGTCCAGAGATTAAAGGAATTCGCAAGCGGCTTGCAAGAAATAAGCAATTACGGCGACGAAGGCACTATAGGCATTATGAGTGCCCTTGCAGCCACAGGGCGTACAGAAGCCGAGATAATGAAGATAATGGGAGCGGCGGCTGATTATGCAGCCGCAAAGTATATTTCTCTTAATCAGGCGGCGTCAGAATTAAACTCTACCTACAGCGGAACGGCCGGAGCTATGGGGCGGCAGATTGCCGAAATTAAAGACCTAACCGATGAGCAGTTAAAAAACGGAGATGCTATAGACCTGATAGCCGGTAAATACAAGGGCTTTGCAAAAGAAGCGGCAGACAGCGGCACGCAGGCTAAAAATGCATTTGGCGATTTTATGGAGTCTGTCGGGAAAATAGCAAACCCGATGTTTGAAGCATTGAATCAAAAAGCAAAATCGTTTTGGCAAAGCATGACAGACGGCATTAATAAGTTCGGGTCTCTTTTAGAAACAGCATCTCGTAAGTGGGGCGGGCTTAAAGAGTGGACGGATGAAGGTGTTGCAATGATGCTTTCTGTATTTAAGGATCCCGAAACGGGAGAAAAAAAAGGCGGAGAAAAATATCAAACCAAAGAATATTTAGAGGAATTGAAGCAAGAGCTTGAATTGAGAAAAGCTATAAATGGAGAATGGACGACAGAAGAACTTAACGCCTACATAATTATAAAAGACGAGTTAGAAATACGAAAGAACGAGGCAAAAGAAGCAGAGAAAGCAACCAAAGCAGCACAGGCAAAAGCAACCGCCGAAGCCAAAGCCGCCGAAGCGGCAAAGAACGCCGACAAAGCAGCAGAAGACAGCGATAAAAAACTAAAAGAGTCGCTATATGCCTTGGAAGTAGAAGCGAAAGCAAAGGGACAGGCGGTAAGTGCTCAAGATATATACAACGTCTATCTTAATTCATACATCGACTTACTAACCAAAACAAACGGATTGATAAAAGAAGGTTACCCTATTGAGCAAAAACGGCTGAAGCAATTAAAAGAAGCCAAGAAAGCCGCCAAAGCAGCGGCAGACACAGAAGAAAAACTAGCGGCCGCTATCAAGCTAACGCAAGAAGCAACGGAAGCGATAAACAGCATTAAGCGGGAGATGACCCCTGCGGATTATTTACAAAAAGAACTTAAAGCCCTTGACGATATAAAACGCAAAATCAAAGAAGCAACCGACGAAGAAATTAAACAAGCCCAAAAGGGCGAGAAAAATATATTAAGCCGTGAAGAATTGCTAAAAGGTCTTGCAGAGGCGGAAAAAGCTATCATCAATGAAAAGGTAAACGCAATAGCAGGGAAAGAACAATCATGGTGGGATAAACACGTAAGCAAACAAGCCGACCTTTTGAAGATGAAGCAAGCACTTGCCGATAGCGAAGTTTTAAGCGAAGAAGAAAAATACGAGCGAATGAAACAACTTGACGAAGCCTATCTACAGGATAAGGCGGCACAAACGGCCGAGCTTTTAACCTTGGTACAGGGATATGTAGATCAGAGCGTAAGCATAATGAACCAAGCGGCTAATCTTATGCTTGAAACCTCGAAGAACCAAGCAACAGCCGAGCAAGCACAGCTTGAAATGAAATATCTAAAAGGCGAAATGGGCGAGGAAGAGTATAATAAAAAAATCACAGAGAGTAAAAGAAAAGCCGCTAGAGAGCAGTACAAAATTCAGATGGTGCAATGGACAGCGTCCATTCTACAAGCGACAGCTAACATCGCACAAGGTGTTACACAGGCAATCGCACAAGGCGGAATAGCAGGTCTTATAACAGGCGGTATTGTTGCGGCGGCTGGTGCTGTTCAAATTGGAAGCATTATAGCAAGCAAGCCTATACCCCCTAGCTTCAGCACAGGCGGAATTGTGGGCGGCTCGTCTTACAGCGGGGATAACATAGCGGCAAATCTTAACAGCCGTGAAATGGTAATGAACATGAGCCAACAGAAAGGCTTATGGGATTTTATAAACGGCGGAAGCGGCGGACGGGGAGCCGCTCCGAACATAGTAATAAACAACAGTGCTTCAAACATTGCATCGGCACAGCCCCGATTAACACGGGACAAAATCGAAATAATGATAGATGCCAGAGTAAACGAGAGTTTAAAAAACGGTCGATACAACGACTCGCTAAACCTAGCACAGCAAGGAATGTCAGGCGATTATTACGGAATATAAGGGAGTAGGAAAATGGCTATAGAATGGAGCACGCATGTAAATACGGACTTTTACGGGCAAGACGGAGATTATAAAAACAACACCGAAAAGGTTGAGTTTAAAAGCGGGCGGGAGATTGAGTATCTAAAAAACAGCCTGCCGAAAAAAAAGCACACGGTAAACCTATGGCTTAAAGACACCGGCACGGCTAAGGTGGACGGCAAGACAGAATTTCAACATTTTCTTTATTGGTATGAAACAACGGCTAAAAGCGGCACCGTTCCTTGTAATTTAACGGACATCATTACAGGGAGCGGAACGAAGCAATATAAGGTTAAGGTTACAGGCTGGACGGGATTGCGACACAAAGAAGTAAACCTAGAACTAACGGAGGCTTAAGGCTATGAATGTATATAAACAGCTAACAGAGGGCGGCGGTTATAACCTGCCGTTCTTAGTCCGGTTATCGAACCCTGAAAACACGCTTAATATTTTCTTGATTAACGACAATCAGGATATGTCTTATAAAGGAATAGTCTACAGTGCAAGCAGCTTTACATACACCCCGAATACAAACGGGGATAGCTCGTTCAGTGTAGAGCTTGTTGAGCATAACGCAATCATCGACATGCTCGAAGATAATTATTATTTTAAGGTTGAAGTTATAGGCGTGTTCAACGGCGAGGAAGTGGAACCGATAGGATTATTCAAGCATAAATATGGAGAAGCGACATGGGACGGTATGAAGCTGGACATGAAGTTAAACAAAGACGACAGGGGCGGAATGACCTTTCCGGCCTTGATTTTTAATTCATACAACAACAGGGGCAACAATTGAAGTACGATGATTTATTAAACGTTCCTTTTAAGAGATTCGGAAGGGATAAAAGCGGCTTCGATTGCTACGGCGTGGTAATGGAGTGCTGCAAGCGGGCGGGAACACCCTTAAAAGATTTATACGGCGGGATTGTAGACTTACCCGCCGAAAGCGTCAATGACTATATAAGCGGAGGGCTTAATGTCAGACAGATAAAAGAGCCGAAAATCGGGGCGCTCATCTACTCGATTCATCACGGCAATACACACGTAGGATACATCATCGAGCGAGGCAAGGTACTGCACGCAACCATAGACAAGGGCGTTAAAATATCGCCCTTAGCAGTTATGAAACCTATTGCATACTATGAGGTAATAAATGAAAGCGACACTTTATAAAGGACTATCGAATAAACAAACACCGCTGGAATTACAGGCAGGGCTAACCGTACAAGAAGCCCTACCCTGTTTTGATTTAGATAATGCCATTATCGTAATCAACGGCAGGGTTGAAAATTATAATTATGTGCTGCAAGAAAAAGATATGGTAACAATCAGGCTTACACCGAACGGGATGACCGCCCTTATTGTTACAGCGATAATCGTTTCCGTTTTAGCTGTCGGTGCGGGGGTTGTCGGCGGTATACTTGCGTATAATGCAAGAGAGGCGGCGGAAAAGGCAAAGGCCGAGCTTGAAAAAATGAAGAAGCTATCAAACAAGCCCGACATTGACAACCGCCCTTTTTTGCGTGGGGCCAGCAACACCCTAGCGACAGGGAATAATCAGCCGTATATTATCGGGCGGCATTTTTTCACGCCTTACCTATTATGCTCGCCGTTCTACGAGTTAGCCGGAACAGATGGGGTGGATCAATACATTTATACCGTTTTAGAATGCGGCTTTAATAAACAGGTTCTTAAAAAAATCGCTATAGACGACATCATAATTAAAACATTCACGGAGACCAGCCCGCAAGAGGGCGGCTATAATTTAGACGCCGGTATATTTGCCGAAGGCGGAAGCATAGAGGTCGCCCAAGACGGCGAGCTTTTAAGCGAGATACCGGCATTAAATTATAAAGTGGACTCAAAGACTTGTAACGACCAAATCCCGCACGATAGCGATGTTACAGGAGGCACAAAGGAATATTTGACTTACACCTTGAACCCATACGCCAAAGATGTCGATGTTGCTATAACCTTCCCCTACGGACTATACGCAGTGAACAACGACGGAGATAAGATAGAAACGCAAGTTACAATCACGCCGCAATATTCACTGGACGGCGGCTCCTCTTGGGTGGATTTTACATTTAACAACAACGGAGTACAAACAAATCTTTTTAAACGGGTTATTTCAACAAAAGAATTAAGGTATACGGCGCATAAGGATTTTACCGCTTCCGATTATAAGACTTTAAAAGAAAACAATCAAAGCGCAATATACATAAGAGTTAGAAGCAACGGCAACAAAGACAGTAGAATAAAAAACGATTGTTACTGCCTTTTTTATCAATCCGTTTGTTTCGATCCAAACAAAAGCACAGATTGGGAATTAGTACCTTGTAAAGTCATTGAGGATAGAGAGCGGGCATTCTGCACAATTCTAGGCTTAAAATTAAAGGCTTCAAAAATCAATGAGGAAAAGCTAAAAAAAATAAATGTTGTAACTCAAGGCATAGCCCGCACTTGGAACGGCACGAAGTGGAGCGAGGAAAAGATAGAAACCCGCAACCCTGCGGCGTGGGCTTTGGAAATCGAAACAAGCGACAGCCACCCCGCAAGCCGATACAAAGACGACGAATTAGACCTAGAGAGTTTCGGGGAGTTTTACGAGTATTGCGAGGATAAGGGCTTTAAGTTTGATTGGGTGATTACGCAGAATACAAAGAAAGACGATACACTCAATCACATTATGGAAGCGACGGGGGCCTGTATTTATACCGACATATTCGGCAGGCGGGCAATCGCAATAGACAGGCCTCAAGAAAACGCCTTGGCCGTTTATAACCCGCAGAATATTATTTCGATTCAAAATAAAAAGACATTCGGCAGACGAACTGATGGCCTTAGAATAAAATATGTAAACAGCAAGGATGATTTATATCAAGAAGACACCTACTTGCTTATGCGTGAAGTAAACGGTGAACCTCTTGAGCTTGCTCCCGATAGTATCATCAAAGATGTAAACGTTACAGGCATTACCACTTTTGAGCACATCGTAAAATACGCTAGGCGGCTTATGGCAATAGAAGCGCTCCGCCCAAAGACCACGATTATAGAAGTCGGAAACGAGGGCGTATTTTACACGCCGTACAGTAAGATTTTAATTCAGGATGACAGCTTAAAAATAGGCATAGGTAAAGGCTATACAATTAAAGAGGTAAAATGGAGAAGCGGACTATTAAAGAAAATCTACACTAATGAGCTTTTAACGCTTGAGGCCACGGAAACATACGGAATTATTGTTAATTGTTTTACTGAAAAAGGGGTAAAGCCGGTTAAAATAAAAGTAGTCGGAGACGGAAGCACTAATGAACTTACGGTTTTGACAAAAATCAAAACGAGTGCAGACGCTAAGCCAGACACGGGCTGTTTATTTTCATTCGGAGAAATAGACGCAGACGGCGAATTCAGCAAAATATCAACCCCCTATATCATCAGCCAAATAAAGCGAAGTGATAAAGGCTTTAGTTTGGAGTTGGTAAACTACACCGAAGCGATTTATGACACAGGAAAGATACCTGATTATAAAAGCAACATAACTCAAAAAAAACCAACAACACCAAAGCCAATTCCGCCTAATATAAACGGTAAAGACGGCGTAACCCATTACACTTGGATTAAGTTTGCAAAGGACTCAAACGGGGCCGACATGTCGGATTATCCCGATGATACAAGGCGATTTATGGGCATCGCAGAAAATAAATTAACACAAGAAGAAAGCAACGACCCCGCCGATTACAAATGGGTTGACATGCGAGGTAAGGACGGTATCCCCGGAGAGCCCGGCAAAGACGGTAAGCCCAAATTTACATGGGTGAAGTATGCCGATAACGCCCAAGGCGAAGGGATGAGCGATAATCCTGAAGGTAAGGATTATATCGGTTTTGCTTTTAACAAAGATACTCAAACAGAAAGCAACAACCCTGCCGACTATCACTGGCAGCGGGTAAAAGGAGAACAAGGCGAGCAAGGTATTCCCGGAGAAGCGCTTTCCTTCCCCACCGACACCGACATCTTAAGTCTTCTTAACTTTGACGAAACGCCTCAAGCCCTGCCAGCTCCAAATCCATCTTTTACAGCTTGGAAGTCGAAGATAATCGAATATGATTGCACAGATAAACAAGAAATCAAGATGACTTTTGAAGATGCTTTAAATAATGTAATTATTTTATCGGGAGAATTGAAAAATGATTTTACATTAAAACTTTTCTTCGACAACCAAAACGGAAATGGAGCGAAACAGTATTTAATAGTTTATAAATTAACGGGTAATTTTAATGTTACAATTCAAACCGAAGAACCTACAGCTAATAAAGTCTCTCAAAACATAAACGCCAAAACATTCGGCCTTGGCTGTTATGCAGTCGTAGATTTTAGAGGGAACGTGTGGCATTTCAAGGGAGAAAAAGGACAAGGCGGAGACTTAGACAATTTAGACCTTGCAGGATTTTTTAGCGATGATGATTATTTTTTAATTGAGAAAGAAAACGAAATAAAAAAACTAAAAAAAACAGATGGGCTTTTAGCAATTCAAAAATACGATAGTCCTATCGGAGAAGTTAAATTATTCTATGAAAACAATTATAAGCACGGCTTTTTGGAAGCCAACGGCCTGCCATTCAGTCCTGATGTCTTTCCTGAATTTGCCGCTTATGTGAAAAGAGTTTTTAACACACAAACAGAACCGTATTCAAATTGGCCTTATAGGCCTAAAATTATAAAAAATGACGGAACCTTTATTTTTTTAAAGGCCGTACAGGGGGTATAATATGGCATATACAAATGAACAATTGGGAAAGGCTCTGGAAGACCTAACGGTAGCCTATAACAATTTTATCGAAAAAGCAAAAGAAGCAGCTATTGTTGCGATGGGAGACACGGTCATTGCCCAAATTAAGCAAGACGCCAAGAACTTTATCGCCGCAGAACTTGCAGAACAAAAGACGGCACTTGAACAAGCAATTGAACAGGCTAAGATTGCACTTAAAAATTCAAGCAATGAGGCTCATGTTAAACTGCAACAATTTAGCGGGGAGAAACAACAAGAGCTTTCCGCTTTAATTTCAAATGCTGAAACTGCATTATCTGAAATGCTAAAAACAGCAAAGATCGATTATCAGGATATGGCAGATGTTGAAAATTTAAAACTAACAGAAACGGCAAAGGGAGCTAAAACCGCCATAGAACAATCTGTTAATACAGCTAATGAAAATTTAAATAAAAAGGGAGAAGAAATAATCGTGAAAGTAAAACAGGAAATGACAGAACACCTTGATAAATTAGGGGCTTCTATTGAAAAGAAAATAGAAGCTGAGGGAGAAAAAATTTTAGACTCATTTAAAGATGGCCTTAATAAAATAACAATAGCAACAAACAAAATTAACGAAAGTATTAAAGATTTTTTAAATGAATTTTCTTACATAAATATGTATGATTTTTTGATAGTTAAACCACAAAGCTCAGAGATTTTTAATTATGTAGAAATAAAAATTAAGAGCTTAAGAGGTCATTATATAGAAAATTTTTTTAACAAAATAGTTTTTATTGATAATACTTTCTATAAACTTTCAGAGATAAATAAAAGCAATAATGAAAAGAACTTTTTCATTAAAGGGAAATCTATTGAATATTTATATATTTATTTTGCTCAACGAGATAAATATGCTTATTTTGAAATAAATAATTTTAAATATTTAAAAAAAATATATTGGGATGGAGACCTAGGTTCGAAGAAGATAAAGGATTTTTTTAAAATAAAAGACTGCCCTGCTTTTACGGGATTTGAAAAGATGAATAAGCAGGATATGGAGACTGACTAATCATATGGAAGCAATAAACTACGCAAATGGCTCTAACATGACTTTGCCCGCCGATGCTCAAATTGTTCAAGGTGTATCGGGCAATGCCGTTTATTTACCGGCAGGAGCTGGAACTATGCCTATTGCAGGCAACAGAAACGAACTTACTATTTCTCTTTGGAGGCAATGGGACGGAGTCGTAGACTCGGCAGCCTATAGGGGCGTTTTTGCAACAGCAAAGATTAAAGCCTACTTTGACCAAACAACAGACTTTTTAATAATCGAGCTTGCAGGGGTTAAAACCGTAATCGACATTAAAGACGACCAAGAGCAGACACACTGGTGTTTTCTTTTTTCAAAGAACAGCTTTTTTAAAGTTTACAAAAATGCGGAACTAAAAGCCGAAGTTACGGCAGGAAATTACCCTGTAGATTTTTCCGAAGGCTTCACGCTCGGAGGAGGCAGGACGCACGCTACTTTTGATGAAGTTAGAATGTACAAGTCGGTTGTAACCGAGCCGGAAATCAGGGGCTTATACCGCCTTGTAACAAAAGGCACACAGGTGCAACAGCTTGAAAATATCGTTACAGAGGCAACGCCTAAATATCTGGGTGTCGTCGAAACAGTCCCCGATACAAAAACAGTCATCATCACTAAAGGCGAGAAATTCGGATTTGTAGACGCTAACCCCGGCGATTGGGTGCTTTCAGGTAAGACCATAGGCGGCTGGAAGGTTGGAGTGTGCTATAAGTGGAGCGGTCTAGCTTGGAAGCCCCTAGAGCCGGCTATAAACTATGCAAAAGAGTATCAGTCATGCTTGGTGCACTTATTCGAGATTGAAGAGCTAAAACAACAGACGGGACACTTCGGGGCTTTGTTTGCTAAGGTGCTGGTAGCTCAAAAAGCGATGATTGATGAGCTTTTAGTCAATCAGGCGTTTATTAAAAATCTTGTGGTTAGGAAACTGCGTATCGATACAATCGAAGGCGATGAGCATAACGATTTTGAAGCGTGGTTTGACGAAACGAACGGATTGAAGATTAGGAATAAGGGAGAGGAGATTTTTAAGGTTGATACGAATGGCGATGTTTTTGCTAAAAATGCTTTTTTGCAAGACGGAACATTTATCGGCGAAATAAAAAATCAATCCTTTCAAGTTTTAAAAAGAGATGAAACAGACGGAATACTTTTTGAATATCCGAACAACACAAAAGCTAGCACAATATTCAACAACAAAGGAGAAGGAGAATGGAACGTATCAGGGAAATATGGTGAAAATATGGTTTCTGCTGTAAAAATATCCAGTTACTGGGAACATTTAGAAGACGGCGCTGATTTACCGATAGGGAAAGAAAAAAAATATAAACACTGGCACGGTATTAAGTTTTCTTTTGAAAACAAGCCCAGTATAACTTTTTCATTTGGAACTATTGAATGGTGGTATCTTGATTATAACACGAACAAAGAAACTTACATGAGCACAGTATCTTCATGGGATGATACTATCCCGAACAAGATGAAACTATATCAACAGAATCTCGCTCCTGAAAATATTTTTTTTCCACAGTTATCAGAAGCTATACCAAACAAACCCTCACAGGTATTTTTTCAGAGAATTAACGGACGTAAAGTATTGTGTATTACTTAGCTGGTTCTTCTTGCTCAATTACAGCGAAAATCGGAACATCAGAGGGGTGAGCACAGCTAGAAAACAATACACAAATTGCAAATAAAAAAGACAATATAAAAACAATCTTTTTCATATAAACTCCTTGTTATTCTTATATTTTGTTAAGCTAAAAATATTAGCGTTTATTTTTTTTGATATAAGTTTTCTTTCCATTTTTATTGATGTAGTATTTACCCCCTCTTGGCCCAGTGTGTATTGTACGAGAAGAGTCATTATAGCTAGCACTTGCTAAATCTTTTTGTTTAAACATAACATAAATATCTACATTTTCAACAACAACCAAATCCACACTTTGCTTAGATGTATTAGCAAAAGGACCAGACCACATATCAATCTTATAATTATCTTCAGGATAAGCAATAAAAGTAATTTTTGTTCCTTTTTCAATACTGATAGAGTGCTTTATCTGTGTAGCTTCTTTTACCTCTGTTTCTCCGATTTTGACAGCAATATTTCCACCTACACCTTTCACATAATATGTTATAATAACTTGGTCTATGCCTGCTTTATCTTGGTTTTCAGTTATTTCCCTACGACTTTTTAAATCATTATTAGATGACTTTAAACCAAAAAAATCGGTGGAAGCACAACTAGCAAGCAGTGTAATCACTGTCAGGATAACAATTATCATCTTTTTCAT